GAGAACGACTACCTGCAGGAAGGCGACAACGACCCCCTGGTGCGCTCGATCTCCGACTGGATCGATGCGCGCAACGCCATCGCCATCGAGTGCTCGATCCGCGACTACGACTATAACCGGGTGCCGATCGACTGGATCGATCAGTCGTCGTCGCAGCTGCTTGGCCGGCGGCAAGCCTCCACGATCTCAGCCCACGAGATCTGCGAAACGGACATGGCCACGCAGGTCGTTTCGCTGATCGGCCAGCGGATGGTCAACATCCGCGACACCTTCACCGCCAAGTTCGGGCCGGAGTATGCGGTCCATCTGCCGATGCGCTGCGGGTTCATCACCGACCTGAAGGCCGGGATCGATCACTTGCCGGTGCGGATCCAGTCGATCGAGGAAGACGAAAGCGACATCCTGACCATCATCTTCGAGGAGTTCCCCGGCACGGTCGGCGCGCCCACGACGGCGACCACCAATCCGCCGAGCCCCGGCGTGATCAACTCCCAGGTGGCGGCGTCGGCGATCAATACGCCACTGATCTTCGAGCCCAACTCGGAGGCTGCGACCTTCCTCACCGGATCTCCGGTTCCGGTGCTGATGGCGGCGGTCTGCGCGGGACCCGCGGGGGCCTATGATCCCAACTGGGGCGGCTGCAACGTCTTCGTCTCCACCGATGGGACCACCTACGCGCCCTTCGGCGTGATCAACCAGCCGTCCCGCATGGGCGTGCTGACCGCGGGCCTTGCGACCTATGGTGGTTCACCGCCTGACGCCGCCCACACCCTCGCGGTCAGCCTCGTGGAAAGCAACGGTGCGCTGGAAAGCGCGTCCTCCGGAGCCACGGCGGCGGCGGGAGCCACCTTGTGCGTTGTCCAGGATGCGGGCGGCGGGATCGAGCTGATCGGCCCGGATACGGCCACCCTGACGGGCGCGAACGCCTACGATCTGACCAATCTCTATCGCGGGCTGCTTGGAACGACGGCCGGAGCGCATCTGACCGGCGCCCTATTCGCTCGGCTCGACAACGCGACCTTCGCCGCCCAACTGCCCGATGCATACATCGGCGTTCCGCTCTCGCTGAAGTTCCAGAGCTTCAACATCTGGGGCCAAGGCCTGCAGGATATCTCCACCTGCGCGGTCTACACCTACACGCCCACTGGGGCTGGCTTCGGCGGCGGGACGGCGGGCGTTCCGACCGCGCCGACCGGCTTCACGGCGACCGGCGGCAATGCCCAGGTCTCCGGGGCTTGGACCGCCAACCCGACCACGGACAACGTCACCGGCTATCAGGTCTGGCAGGCTGCAGGAACCGGGGCCTCGTTTGGTTCAGCAACGCTTCTGACGACCGTTTCGGCCTTGGGCTTCACGGAGAGCAGCCTGCCGCCATCGACGGGCTACACGCTCTTCCTGGCGGCCGTTAACTCGGTTGGATCAAGCAGCCCGACGGCGGGTCAGAACGCAACGACCTCGGCGATCACCTTCGGCGGCGGAACCGGAACTGCGACGGCGACGGAAACCATCGCGGCCGGCGCGGTTTGCAACCTCTACTCGTCCTCCGGCGCGAAGTTGCGCAACGCCAATGCGACCGACGACACCAAGCCGGCGAACTGCTTCGTGCTGGCCAGCTACGTGAGCACAAACAGCGCGACGATCTATTTCGCCGGCCAGATCGTCACGGGGCTGTCCAGTCTGACCCCAGGCGCACCCTACTACCTCGACACGACCGGCGGAGGGATCACGGCAACACAGCCGTCCGCCTCCGGCAATCTCGTGCAGCGCGTGGGTATCGCGCTCTCGGCAACCACGCTCCTATTCGATCCAGAAATCCTCTTGGTGGCCTGATGTTCAGAAATCTCCTCGCGGCGCTGCTCGCCGTCTGCTGCCTGGCGACGCCAGCATGGGCGGCCGACCAGGTGCCGCTCAAGAAGGCCACCAGCGGCAGCGGCATCCCCACTGTCATGGCGACGGGCGACACCGTCGGCGTGCTTCACGGCGGTACGGGCGCGGCCACCTTCACCGCCCATTGCGTGCTGATCGGCGAGACTACCTCGGCGTTCCACATCGCCTGCCCCAGCAGCGCCGGCCAGGTGCTGACGGACAATGGCGCGGGATCGGACCCGACCTTCCAGGCCTCGTCGGCGTCCCCCGGCGGCTCCAGTGGCCAGCTTCAGTACAACAACTCTGGGACGTTCGGGGGCGTGCCCACCGTCAACGGCGACGGCACGCTCAGCACCTCAACGGGCGCGCTCAACGTCACCAAGCTGAACGGCGTCTCGCCCACCTATTTCTTCTCTGGGACCGATGCGGCGAACCTGACCGGCACGGTCGCCTGCGGACGGTTGCCGGCGCTCACCGGCGACACGACGAGGAGCGCAGGCTCCTGCGTCACGACGACAAGCCAGGCCGCCAAGTGGACGACGGGCCGCACGCTCTCGATCACCGGGGACCTCGCCTACATCTCGCCGAGCTTCGACGGCTCCGGCAACGTCACGGCGGCCGGGACGCTGGCGACGGTCAACAGCAACGTCGGCACGTTCGGCGACGCGACCCACGTCGTCCAGTTCACGGTCAACGCCAAGGGCCAGATCACCGCGGCTTCCAATGTGGCGATCACCGCAGCCGGCACCGTCACCCACACGGCCGGTGCGCTCGCTGCCCATCAACTGGTCATCGGCAACGGCTCCGACGATATCAAGGTGTTGGGCGCGGCGACCAACGGACAAATCCCCATCGGCTCGACGGGGGCCGATCCAGTGTTGGCGACGTTGGCGTCAAGTGATGGCTCCGTAGTGATCACCAACACGGCGGGGGCCATCGACCTTAAAGCGGCGGGAGGGACCGGAACCGTCCCGCATAAGTACCAAGCCTACGGCTCCTTGGACGCCGCCAGCGGCATGACCGCCGTTCACGTGTCCAACATGACGCTTACTCAGGGCGCGATCTCCATTCAGGATGGTTGGACTGCATCAGCTTCAAATACAGTACAGCACTATTATGAATCCGCTCCAGGGTCTACTCCGTGGGATGTTTACATAAATTTCAACTTCATAGCGAGCAGCACTACGAACGCTAACGATCAATTCGGCTTGGTAGTTAGCAATTCATCAACGGGAAAGCTGCTGTTGTTTTCGCGCAGTCTAGGAACCGTTGGACTTAGTGTCCAAGAGTGGACAAACGCCACCACGTTTTCAAGCAGCCTAACAAGCAAAACATTTGGCACAAATCAAACGCCACAATGGCTGCGTATACATAGCGACGGGACAACACTAACGCTATACTACTCGATTGATGGGTCACTTTGGGTTCAACTAACGACAAGAACGATTGCGACCTTTCTTTCGTCCGTGAATGCTATCGGATACGGGGGTGTGCCGTTTACGGTTGGAGAGGCGTGGATAACCAACTTCGGGACGACCGCTCCCTCGTAAAGCGAAGACTGTTGAAGCCTTGCCGTACTGGCCTAAGGTGGGCGTGTGAGCGCAGAACACGCCTTCGTCGTCCTCGCCTACGGACATTCGCCATATCTGGCGCAATGCTTGGAGAGCCTGTCGCTGCAAACACATCCTGCCCGGGTGGTGGTGGCGACCTCCACGCCTAGCCGATCGATCCGGGGCGCGGCAGAGGCCTTCGGCGCGGAGTTGATCGTCAATCCGCGACGCGAGGGGATCGCGGCGGATTGGAACTTCGGCCTGCGCGTGAGCGGCGCGCGGTTCGTGACGCTGGCCCATCAGGACGACACCTATCATCCGGACTTCGCGGGCTGTTCCCTGGGGGCGCTTGAGCAACACGATGCCGCGCTGTGCTTCACCAGCTATGAGGAGATCGACGCCTACCGACGCCCCGTCAGAGGCTCCAAGATCAGCCGCGCCAAGCACTTTCTGGAGGCCGTCACCCTTGGACGGTCGAGCGCCCCAAGCGCATGGCGGATGTGGGCGTTCCTGGCGCTCGGCAACCCGCTTCCATGCCCCTCGGTGACCTACGACCTCGACAAGCTGGGTGACTTCACGTTTTCCAGCGACTTCGCCAGCAATCTGGACTGGGATGCCTGGCTCCGCCTACTCGACATAGGGCACCGCTTCGCCCGCATAGTCTTCCCGCTGGTCGGTCGCCGCCACGATGAGCATACGGCCACGTCGAGGCTGATCGCAGACGGCACACGAGCGACCGAAGACCTGTTGATGTTCCGGCGTATGTGGCCAGCACCTGTCGCGAGCGCCATCGCCCTCGCTTACCGCGCCGGATACTAGCGACCGCCCCCGAAAAGCAGCGCCAGTATAAACAGGACGGCGACTAGCGCCCCTACGATCATGAGCCCGACGAAGGCCGCCGCGAGGTTTGTTGGCGTGAGCATACCCGCAACCTAAGCACAAACCGCGCCAACCGCACAGCTAGGGCGCGCAATCCCATCTCGCGAGGTGATCATGGACATGACGCCGGGTCGGTCGCGCGACATCGAGGCCTTGCGCGCCGAAATCGCCGAGCTGAAGCGCCAGATCGAAGCCCTGACTCATCCGCCAGAAGTCTCGCCCGAGTGGCTGCTAGGCCTGCAGGCGATGCCAGCACGGGTGATGCAACTGCTCTTTGAGGCCTGCCCGCGAACCCTGACCCGAGACTACATCCTCAGCCGCATGCCGGAACGGCCAGACCGCTACGACCGTGCCGTGGATGCCGCCGTCAAGCGCGCCCGCCGGAAGCTCGGCAAGGGCTGCGCCATCACCGAATACGGCCTTGGCTACCGGATGAGCAAAGCCTTCCACGACCGCCTCCTGAAACGGCCGCTCGAGCCGACCCCATGACCCGCCGCATGTTCGCGTCCGGCCTGGCCCTCGCGCTGCTCGCCCTGATCACCGTCTTCGCCCTCCTGAAAGGATAGACCCATGGCCACCCCAACCCATGCCCAGATCGACGCTGAAGCCTCCAACGAGGGCATCCCCAAGGGCCAGGAGACGCCCACGATCCTCGCGGCGGAAGCTCTGAACCTGATCGCTGAGAAGATCGCCGATGCGCTGGCCGCCGGCATCATGCTTGCCGTTCCGCCAGCCCTGATCGACGCGGTGACCCGCTGCGCCGTCGCGCTTGAGGCGATCCAGGCGCAGGGCGGCCCGGCGCAAGTCACCGTCGACGCGATCCTCAAGGCCGACAACCGGATGGCCGACGCCGTGGAGGGCGGCTTGGCGCTGCAGAAGCCCGCCGCCTGATCGCGCCGACTGTTTCCCCCAGACCCAGGAGGCCGCATGGCCACGCCCAAGCCCGATGCGGCGGTTGAAGCTGCGCCTGCCGTAGCGCCGACGACTGCCGCGACGCCATCGGATCGCACCTCGACGCAGGCGATCGTCACCTACGTCCTGCTTGGCCAGTTCAATGCGGTCGGCGTCGGGATCTTCGCCCTGATCGCGTTCGGCGTGAAGATTGACCCGGTGATGCTGGGCGTCTTGGGCGGTCTGATCGCCGCCGTGACCAACGCCGTGTCTCTGGCCATCGGCTTCTGGCTAGGCTCGTCCAGCGGCAGCAAGACGCAGAGCGCCACTATCGCTCAGCTAGCCGGCGCGAACTCAGGTTCCTGATGCGCCGGCTCGAGCGCCACACCCGACCGCAGCCCGCGCGCCGGGCCCCTTCACCTCAGCCGCGACCGAGAGCATCGGCGCCCAGGAGTATCAAGCCGATGCCCACTGACGCCGACCTCGACAAAGGCAGCTACCGCGAAATCCTCGCGCTGATCCGGGGCATGGACGGGCGGATCACGGAGACCAACGCCCGCGTCACCGAAACCCGAGACGACGCCCGCGAGGCCCGCGACACGGCGAGGGCGCTTCGGGTCGCGACGGAAGCCCAAGCGATCCCAGCGGAAATGGCGAAGCTCGGGGCCGCCATCGAGAAGGTTGGCTCCGACGGTCGCTCCGATCTGGTCAACACGGCCAGCAAGATCACGACCGAGATGCGCGACGGCCTGACCGACCTGGCAGCCCGCACAGCGGCCCTGGAGACCTTCAGGAGCCGGATCGAGGGCGCTGGCGGGGTGTTCGGCTGGCTCGCGAAGAACATGCCCTGGCTGCTCACCGTCCTATTCGCCATTGCGGCGGCGATAGGGCTTTCCGGCAAGCACCCGTAGCCGTGCTGCTGCCGCTCGGCGAGATCGAGCCAGCACTTGGCGCGGATGCCTCCCGGCTCCCCACGCTGGCGGAGGTGAGGGCGCTCTGCGACGCCGAGTTCCGCCGCCCGATCCCGACCTACGAGCCTGACGCCGGGCTTCGCTTCAATGGAACCGGGAGGGGCGATCATGCCTGATCTGCTGACCGCCGCTCAACTCGCCGCACTCGCACCTGATTGCGACGCCGAGGTATGGGCGCCGGCCCTGTCCTCCGCCGCCGCCGAGCGGGAGATCAACACGCCCCTGCGGCTCGCGCATTGGCTGGGCCAGCTGTGCGAGGAATCGGCCGGCTTCGTCCACCTGACGGAGAACTTGAGCTACTCCGCCGAACGGCTCTGCCAGGTCTGGCCGGGGCGGTTCCCGACCCTCGCATCCGCCGAGCCCTTCGCCCACAATCCCGACGCGCTCGCTGTCCGTGTGTACTCCGGCCGGATGGGCAACGTCACGTCAGATGACGCCGGCAAGTTCATCGGGCGCGGACCCATGATGATCACCGGTCGCGCGGCCTACCGGATGTATGGCGCCGCCCTTGGTCTGCCGCTGACCAAGCACCCGGAGTTGGCCGCTCAGCCGGTCCCTGGCGCGCGGATCGCGGCCCTCTACTGGTCCGACCACGGCCTCAACGCTAGGGCCGACGCCGATGACATCGAGGGCATCACCCGGGCGATCAATGGCGGGCTGACGGGCCTCCCCGAGCGCAAGGCCGCGGTCGCCCGGGCCAAGGGCATCTTCGGCATCCGGGCCGCATGAACTTCGACCCCGACTGCCTCTTCTACGCCGCCGCGCTGATCGTGGCCGCCTTGGCGGTCCTCGTGATCCTCAAGCAAATCCGCTGAACCGGAGATCCCATGCGTCTCGCCATCATCGCCCTCGTGGCGTGCTCACTGCTGGCCGGAACCGCGGTCGCGCAGACGGCTGATCCGCTTCCAGCCGACCCGCACCCGACTCTTGGCGCCATGAACCCGGCCGTGACCGATGCGAACGCCGCCAAGACCATCTGCGTCCCCAACTGGGACCTTCCGCCAATTCGGCCGCCAGGCTCCTACACGAACAAGCTGAAGGCGTCCCAACTGCCGCCGGGCACGAACCTGCGCCTCTACGAGGAGGACCATGTGCAGGCGATCTCCAACGGCGGAGATCCCCGCAATCCGGCGAACCTGCGGCCCCAATACTGGACCGGGCCGAGCGGCGCGCGAACCAAGGATCATCAGGTCGAGGGCGTCGTTCACCGCGCGATCTGCAAGACCCACACGATGACCATCGCGCAAGGGCAGGCGTTCACCGCCGCCTGGATTGCCGCGCACCATCCCTATCCGCTCATGCCGAGCGGCCACTGATCCCAAGTTCCGCCGCGCTCTGCGGCTGAAGGCGACGGCCGCCGATAGCCGATCAGCAGAAGAAGAACCCCCATGTTCACCCTGAAGCTCTACCAGAACACCCCGACTCCGTCTGGCCGTGTCGCTGTCATGGAGTGCGCCGGCATCTGGGTCACTGCCACCGATAACGGCGTCAAGGAAGTCTACGTCTTCAAGGACAAGGTCGGCGTCGCCGATGAAGGCAACCGCACGACGCAGTTCTTTGTCGGGGGCGAGCCCGGTCCTGACCAAGACGCCATCTCGAAGGGGATCGGCGGCAACTGGTACGACTGGGGCGTCCTCGAAAACGCCCAAGGCAAGGCGATTATGCACTTGAGATAGAATGGGCGATTTGCTAGGGTTTTCTCACTGGAGAGACCCTGATGACCGCCGACCTGACGAACCCGATTTTCACCGACGAAGACGCCGCTTGGACGCACTTCGAAGCGATCCGTTGGCCTACCGGGCGCTCCTGCCCGCATTGCGGTGTCGTCGGCCAGTCGGAGGGCTCGACCGGCAAGACGACGCGTCGCGGGCTCTACAACTGCCGCGCCTGCCGCAAGCCCTTCACCGCGACCATGGGGACCGTCTACGAGCGGTCGCATATCCTGATGCACAAATGGCTGCTGGCCTCGCACCTGATGGCTTCCAGCAAGAAGGGCATCAGCGCCCATCAGCTGTATCGGATGCTCGGCTTCGGTTCGTACCGCACCGCCTGGTTCATGGCTCATCGCATCCGTGAAGCAATGCGCCCCGCTGGTGATCTTCCGCCGATGGGTGGCGACGGAACGCCCGTCGAAGTCGATGAGACGTTCATCGGTCGCGACATTCTCACGCCACCGGGCCCGAAGGAGAAGTTCGGCATCCACAACATGAACAAGGTGCTTTCCTTGGTGGACCGTTCCACCGGCGAGGCCCGCAGCTTCGTGGTGAAGGACCTGCGCATGTCCACCATCACGCCGATCATCGAAGCCAATATCGCCCGCGAGGCGTGGCTGATGAGCGACGAGGCGACCCGCTACACGTCGCTTGGCTGGAACTTCTCAGCCCATGGCGTCGTGAACCACGGCAAGGGCGAGTACGTCTCGCAATCCGATGGCCGCATCCACACGAACACGGTCGAAGGGTTCTATTCGATCTTCAAGCGCGGGATGAAAGGCGTCTACCAACACTGTGCCTCGCGGCACGTGCACCGCTACATCGCCGAGTTCGATTTCAGGTACTCGAACCGGATCGCCGTTGGCGTGGACGACGCGACCCGCGCGGCCCGTCTGGTGGCTGGCGCCGTTGGCAAGCGTCTGACTTACCGACAGCCTCACGGCAGGCGATCCTTTGGCCTCTACGCCGCCGAAGGGTACGCATAACCATCACAAGGGGCGCTGGCGAACCAAGGGCAAGGGAAAGATGCGAGGGCGAAGCTACTGAGACTTCGCCTTGGGCGGTCTACCGCGCTTGGAACCATCAGGCTTTGACGGGCGCGGTTGGGGTGGCGTAGCGATCATGCGCCGAACAATTTCGTCGCGGCGTCGCGCGGCCTCCTCAGGGGGCACTTCGTCAGGATCAACCGTCTTGTCAGACATTTTCTACAAAGCTCCGTGGCCACGCGGGCCGGTAGAGAATTTAGGCCCTGCCGACAGATGCATCTACTGCGGAAAAAAGCCGCCCGAGGTCGATCTAACACGCGAACACATCATCGCGGATGGCCTGGGCGGCGATCTTGTCTACCTACGCGCAAGCTGTACGTGCTGCGCCAAGCACACCAACAAATTTGAATCTCATGTCATCAACAGTGAATTCCAGTTCGCGCGCGGCGTCGTCGGCGTGCGGTCACGAAAGAGAAAGTCGCGCCCGCTGACCGCCAGGATAGAGTACGCCGACGACGGCGAGTTGGCGGACCTCCCACTCGCCAACGCCGCACCCTTCATGCTGGCGCTTCCGATTTCGGACAACCTTCCGGGCATACTGACCGGCGCGGCGCCAAAGGACGCGCAGAAGAGTTTTCAATTGGGGATGTTCGGACAACGCGACTGGAATCCGGTGGCATTGAAGTGGGTCGGTCGCCCGGCACATTACAAAACATCCTACTATGGGCACATGGGCGTGCTCGGCCAAGTCATCGCCAAGACGGCGCACGCCTATGCCTGCGCTAAGCTTGGCCCCGACGCGTTCACTCCCTTTCTGACTGGCTACATCCTCGCAAATGAACCGCCGTTCGATGCGCACCTTATGGGAATACACGACAGCCATGACGTGGGGATGTCCGAGCTTCACTTCTTGACCATCAACTTGGCCTCGGTGCCGAGATGGACGGTAGTTGGGCCGGTCGTGGAGCGCGTCTATGTCGTGGGGATGAGGTTTTTCGCCAATCGGCCCACCCCATCATTCATAGCAGTCGTGGGTCGACCTATCGGCGCTCCAGCGCTCGGAGTACCAGCTTTCGGTGGGCTAATACCCAATCCACACACTGCCGGTAGAACTCCCGCTCGTAGTCAAGCAACTCGCTCCAGGGGCCGTCGCCTGGGTCCAGATGCTCCATCTTGAAGTGAAGCTCCTCGGCTAGACGTTCAATCGCCTCTTCTCGGGTCGCTGGCTCATCTTGGATGAGCAGATGGCTTGGCGCACGCATAGGCCGCGCCCTCCATCAGCGCGGCCTTCTATGTAAACGACATAATCCCCCAAGGCAAGACCACTGAGATGATCCGCTAGTCATGGCGCAGTTTCGCAAGAAGCCCCTCGTGATCGAGGCCTACCTGTTTGAAAACAAGGTGGGCCAGGACACTCGGCCGGATTGGCTGATGGCCGCGGTTGAGGACGGAGCGGTCTGGTTCGAGCCCCGCAAACTTGGCCGCCCGCTTCTCCGCATCCGAACCCTGGAAGGCACGATGTCCGCCGAGCTGGGCGACTGGATCGTCCGTGGGGTGAGGGGAGAACTCTATCCCTGCAAGCCTGACATCTTCGCCGAGACTTACGACCCGGCCTGACCACCAAGGCGGGGCGGCTCCGGTCGTCCCGCCACCTCTCGGCAAAATCCGTCAAAACCCGGCGAAAACCGCCGTTAATCGACGGTTATCCGCGAATATCCGCGGAATCCGCCAACCGCCCCTCGCGGGCACAACCCCGGAGACCACCCATGAAGACCCTCCTGTTCGCGGGCTGCGCGCTCGCGTGCGTTGCCCTGTCTGGCTGTGCTGGCCTCGGAAGCCTGATGCCGTCCACCACCACCAACCCGGCCCTGCAGCAAATCCTCAACCACGTCGAGACTTGCGACCGCATCTATCAGGGCGGAACCGGCGTACCCCCGACCTTCACCTTCCAGATCACGTGCAAGGCGGCGGCTCCGGGGGCTATCGTGGCTCCGGTTTCGACCGAGACGCCGAAGTAGCCGCTGTGAGGCTCCTTCACGCCGTCCTGGCGCTCGCCTGCGCCATGGCGGCGGTTTCCGGGCCCGTTGCCGCCCAGCCCGGCCCCGGGCCGCTTGGCGACCCCTGTACAGCGGGACCGTGCAAGCTGTCCGGCGCCGCGGTGCGGATGACGATTCCGCTGCCGATCGCGCCGCACCGCTTCGCCGGCAAGTTCGAACTGGTCCCGCTGTTCAACAGGGGACAGAGGCCGGTCCTCCGCAACGGCCACCAGTATTACGCCCTGCGGAACACCATCGGCTTTCGAACCGACGCCGGTGATCTGGTCGGCATGTTCGCCGGGTCAAGGACGGACCTCGCTTCAATCCCCCAGGTCGTGTGGGGGATCATGCCGCCGGACGGCCCTTGGGCCGAGGCCTCGATCCCCCATGACAACTGCTATCGGACCAAGGGGACCTTCCTTTGGTACGGCCACGTCGGGCGGACGCGGGCGGTGCCGTACACTCGGGCCGAGTGCGACGAAATCCTGCGCGAAGCCATGGTCGCGCTCGGCGTGCCGACATGGAAGCGGGTCACGATCTGGTCGGCCGTGCGCGGCTTCGGCGCGAAAGGATTCGGCTCCTAACCCGGCGACCCCACCTCCCTCGCCGCAACCTTGGCCCGGTCGTTCCCTTCGCGGGGAGCGGCCGGGCTTTTCGATTCCGGCCTCAGTCCTCCCGCAACATCGCCACCATGGCCGCCAGAGCCCTTGTGTTCTGCTCGCACGCGTGGAGCTGCTGCAGGGTGAGCTGGGGGTCCATGTGGGTCTCCAGCTGCATGATGAATCGGCGCAGCGGCATCGGCAGGGCGTTGATGTTTGCTGCGGTCGGGGCCCAATCGTCTGGAATCGTGATCGTCGCCATGATGCCGAGAACGCTTCGGGCGGGGTTTAGGCCTCAGGATCGCCCACGGCCGGCAGGAACGCGCTGACCTTCAGCGACAGGTACTTCCCGTTCGCGCCCTGGCTGATCCAGCCGCCGAGTTGCATGGTCGTGCCGTCGGGGAGGGTGAGCGAGCCGCGATAGTCGGGCTGGTGATCCTTGACCTTGCGCTCGTTCTTGAACAGCGCTCCGTTGCCGGGCTTGGCGGTGAAGGTCATGCTGGCCGAACCTCGATGGGTGTGCGGGTCGCCGCGACCACGATCAGTTCCATCGTCCGGCGGGGAACTTCCCGCGCGTAGGCCAGGGCCTCGGCATAGTCGGGAACGCACAGGATCGGATCGCCAAACGGGCTGTAGACCCAGTAGCGGACGGAGCGGGTGACGTGCGGCTCTTCCTTCATGGGCTTGTCGGGTAGGTGGGCCATAGCCTAGTGCGCTCCGTATGTTGCCGCGTGGGTCTGCCAGCGTTCGGCCTCGTCCTTCGTGAAAAGGTCGGGGCAGCAGCACGAGAAGTCAGGGCAACACTCGTCATTGATCGGCTCGTGATATGGACGACCTTGCGCCCAGCTAAGCGACTGGTTGCGAGCGCGCTCCAGATATCTTGGGTCATGCTTCCTGCTCATGGCCGTTCCCTTTTGTTCAGCCGGTCGGATTCAGGTTTCGGGGTCATCACGCGCATCCTTGCCAGCACCCGCGCCTTCAGCGCTCGGACTGCTGGCGCTGGTCTCCGCTGGATCTCGGGTGCATTTCACCGACAAGCCGTCCTTCAGTCTGCGGACGAAGAACTCTCCGTCTGGATGATATCGGCCATTGAATTGCCAGCCCCACCCGACCTTGGTGTACCTAGCTTCCCAATAGACCATCTCCCGCGACACGATGAGCATGGCGGCGTCGAAGCAGGCGGTGGGGCCAGTGTATGTGATCCTCATCGCCGAGCCGCCGGAAACTGGATCACGACGCCCAGCATCGGCACCGGGAAGACGTAGAGGCGGCGCTTGGCGCTGTCCCAGAACGCGCCGACCCACATGTCGTACCAAGCGAAGATCGGCTTGACGGTCATGAGCGGTCACCGGCGGCTATCTCTTCAAGCTGGGCTTCACTGTAGTGGGAGTTCGCATCGGCCAGCAGCTCGGCGCGGAGGGGCGGAGTGGGGAGGGGTTGCCAGTGGGTAGGGGCAGCAGCGTCATCCCAGTGGCAGCCGTCGGCTCCGACGCTCCATCCCTCGCCACCTTCACAGGTTTCGGTGTCAGGCCATGTGATCCAAAACCCGCCGCCGATACGCTGATCTCGCCGAAGAATGATTTCCGTCCCATCCCTCGGCGCGCTCTCGATCGGTCGCCAAGTGTCGCGCGCACCCCTATAAGGCTTCGTGGTTTCTGTGAAGTCGAGGCTCGCCACATAGTCGTAACTCGCCTCGGTAAAGTCAGGATCGGCATCCTCCTGATAGTTCTCGTGCACGTCTCGGCAGCCAGCTAGGTAGGCGTGCCGGACAAGCTCCTGCAGATCTTCCGGCTCGATCAGCACATGGGCTACCACCCGCTCAGCCGACATCAGCGGCCTCCTTCAGAATGGTTGTGATTGTCGGATTTGGCCGCAGGCGGACTACCGCCGCTCTCGGCAACGGATACCATATCCCTTCTCCCCCCATCTTCACGTAGGGCGGTGAGGAAGTAGGTGGTCATGTGCGGCCCCATTGCTCAAATCCGGGCGGGGGAGTTGCGGGCGCTTCCACATGCTTGAAGTGAGAGGGCCACCAGCCGCCGATATGGCCCGCGTTACCCTTGACGAAGACCATGCCGTCGCGGGCGTCCAGAATGTCGTAGAGCTTGCCCACCGTCAGGGCATTGAAGGTGTCCCATGCGTCGACACACTCGACGGTGTCGCCTGGGCGGATCGGCGTACCGCACAGCAGAGCGCGCAAGTCGCGCGCATGTTCAGCCGCGACATCGGCGTCCACCATCAGGCGGTTGTCCCCATCGGCGGCGGTACGCTCTATGAGCGCGACCCAAGCCATGAGGCGGGAGCGGATTTCCTTGTTCATAGGTCACCACGAAGCGCCGCGAAGAAACCCTTCCGCCAATCGAATCGGCTGCACTGCTCATCCGCGCCGTAGGGGTTGCGCGCCGGAAGGGGTCCGCCGCGCTCGTAGGCGGCGCGACCTTCTTCAAAGGCACTCATTTCAAATCCTCCGGCAGGCTGAGCGCGGTCGTCGCGTCGATCAGGCGGCGACCTAGAGGCTCGGTGATGTGCAGCGGCAGCTTCGGGTTCGCCGCGAGCATGTCGCACACCGCATCGCGCAGGTAGCGAAGCTCGCGCTCCACGGCGTAGTAGCGCTCGGCCTTCATCGGGCCGTCACGCAGGCGATCTGATCTTCGGAGACCCACTCGCGCAGGCCCCGGCGGCTCTGCACCTGCCAGTGGCGCGCCCACTGGCGCTCGCCCTTCGCGATGATTTTTCCGACGAAGCGTTCGCGGTCGCCTTGGTAGACGACGGCGGTTTGGCCGATGGCCGGGGCGGTTGACGGGTACATCTTTGGCTCCAATCGCGATATCGAAGTTGAACCATACGCCGATCTGTGGCATGGTCAATCCACGATATCGAGGATAACCGATTTTGAGCCAGTCTTTGACCGCAACCGCGATATCGCCCACAACGGCGCAGATGCCGGGGCCAAAGAATCAGGAGCTGGAGGAAATCCTCGGGCGCTATCCGCTCGGGACGCGGGCGCGGCTGGCGAAGTTGCTAGGCGAGAAACCGCCAAAGGGCGCTCAAGCCGATCTTCTCCGCCAAGCCCTAGACCGAGAACTCAAGCGCCGAGAACGCCAGAAGGGCTAAGACCGCTGCTTGCGCCGCCAATCCACCACAAGCCGCTCCAACACCTCCACCGCAACCCGCTCAGGCCTTCGCCGCCCTACTGCGCCCGTCTCGCCTCCATAGGCGCTCCTCACGCAGATCATCCCCTTGTCCACCATGGCGCAGTCGCCATGCCAGATCCGTCCATCATGGAGGATGGCGAAGACCTGATAGCGGGGAGGGGGCATGCCGATTCAACGGCGAGGGTGGATTAGGGGTTCATCTAGCGGGCTTCACGGCGTTCTGAGAATCAGTCCGCTTCGCGGCCAGAACTGCTAGTCAGGCCACGATCTCGGCGACCTCATCCCGCGCCATGCCCATGATGGCGCCGACCGTCTCACAGACGCTCATCGGCTGCCAATCGCGCGGGGGAAAGTCGCCGCCAAACTCCGCAACCAGGGCATCGGCTTCCGCCCATCTCTCCTCGGTCATCTCCGACGCGCCGCAGACAAACACAAACTCGCTGAGGTCGCTCAGTCGCTGCCGGCGCTCGACCTTCCGAGGCCGGAAGATGCGCTCTAGGTTGAAGGGCGTGAAGCGATAGGCCAGCGGCCTCCAGGGCGCGCACAGCCACGCCATGGGCAGCGGCAACCCGCCGCCCTTCTCAAACGGGTCGGGCTCGTGGAGGCAGAACGCCCTGAACGCGACGCCTTCCTTGAACTCGTGCCAAGCCGCTCGGAGCGCATCGCGATGCGTCGGCTCCTCGAACACGCCCATGCTCATGGGAAATCCTCTCTCAGGGAGAGGCGAGGGCGCTAAAAAGCGGCGCCACCCTCACGCGGGCCGCTTCCCGCTCCTTTCGGACAACCCCAGACTAGCCGAAACGGGTTGAGATTCAAGGCGCTTTCCGGCATATTGTGAAGGCTGCGGATGAGTTTCAAACGGGCGCGCGCGACGGCATACGGGTCGCCATCTTCAGTGCATCCGCTACGCTCGTAGGCGAGCACCTGACTGCGGGCCGGGCAACCACTCGAACGGGAAGTCCTCTGCCAAGCCGCAGAGCGGCGTTGATCCGGGAGACGCGCCCGGCCCGCAGCATCTACTCCCTCGGCGGCCTAGGATGGTGCGCCGGCCTCGTCATCCACCGAACCGCCCCGCAACGTCCGCAGGGCCTGGTGGACAGCCGCCCGACCGCCTTGACCCCAGTGTTCTCATCCCCAAGGCCTTGAGACTTGAGCTTGGCGACGACTTCGGAGAGGGGAACGTCGAACGATTCCTGGCAGGCGAGACACTCAAACCGCAGGCCGTATAGGTCCCCATGGGCGAGGTAATGGCTCAGCGGGACGCCGTCGTCGGGCGGGGAGGGCATCCGCTATCTAGTCTATCCCAGGGCCCAATTGAACACCTGTGGACGGTGAGCCGAGAGGGGAGGGCTAGGCTGGGGTTTCGGTCTCCGCGGGATCGTCGCGGAGCAAGACCAGATGCCAGTTCACCCCGGCGTTTTCGGGCGTCCGGGCGTAGTTGTCGTAGATGGCGCGCAACTCCTCGGCGGCGAGGAGGAAGGCCGGCGTCATCCCCCGGTTCGCGCGGCACGTCGGGGTGATGATCCGGTGGCCTGACTTGATCCCTGGGATGTTCATGCGGATTTCCGTTCACCGTGGGGTTGAGGGGCTAGGAGCTGCCCGTCTTTGAAAACCTGACGCGCTCAAGGTACTGCACCGGAAACCCATCGGGCTCGCCGTCCAAGACGAAGTTGCCCGAGTGGTGGCGCATCCCAATGACGCGGACGCCGTAGCGCTCCAGGGCGTCCGCAGTTTCGCGGCTGGCGCTGTTTAGGTAGCGACGGAGGTCACGCAGGAACTTGGGATGATCGAGCGCGTGGCAAAAGTCGTGGTTGATCTCGATCAGGGTTCGGTTGCTCACGGGTTAGACACTCCGCTATCGGCCCTCTCGGGCGCTAAAATCGCAGGTAGACAATTTTCGCGTTGAAATCCCTAGGCTGTGGTTCTTCCCTAGGGACTGCCATGGCCCGATTTTAACGCTGTATTTATTGCAGAAATCAGCCATTTTGTCTAACCGGTCTTGCGGGGTTAGACGTTTTTGTTCGCTCTATGGCCTGATCAGCAAGTCGTTCCTGATCCGCAGACGCCGTGTAGAGCGTCACTTCCGATAGGTTCTTGTGGCCGGTGATGGCCATGATCTGGTGCGGCGTACACCCGGCTTCGGCCAGGCGCCGCGATCCGGCCTTGCGCAGGCCGTGCGCCGTGCAGCCGTCAGGGCATCCGGCCTTCTCCGCGCGCTCCCCAAACCAGTTGCCGAACCCGGCCGGCGAGAACGGCTTTCCGTATTGCGTCTGCAGGAAGGTGAGCTGATCCTTGGGCGCCGCCTCGATCTCGGCGGCCAACTCAGGATGCAGCGGAATCCATAGCGGCGTTCCGGTCTTGCTCTGCACCACCCGGATCTTTCCTGCCCTGACGTGCTGGCGGCCCATTGGAACCACATCAGCCCGGCGCTGGGCCGTGTACAGCAGCAGCGCCAGTGCGAGGCGCTCTCGAGAGCCCGTGGGCCAGTGGGCGCAGTAGGCGGCTATGTCGTCCTCAGTCCATGCTCTGAACCCCGCGCCGGCCGTCCTGGCGAGCCGCAGGCCATCCATGGGGTTGACCGTGATCAGTTCCCGGCGAACCGCCAGCTTCAGGATCAGTCGCAGCACTTGGCGGACGGTCTTGAGGTTCTTCGGTGTGGCCTCCAGTAGCGCGTCCAGCCGCTTCGGTGTCATCGACTTCACGGCGTCGTCGCCGAACGTCTGGCGGAACCGCTCAAGCACGTTGCGATAGGTCCGCTTGGTGATCGGCTTGAGCTTTCCGTAGGCCGCGCTGTCGTAGTAGGCGACGATCAGCCAGGAGAACGTCCCGGCCGCCACGCGATCCTCACCGATCCGGCGCGGTGCGCTGGTGCGAGCCACATCATAGGCCTTTGCGAATTCCTCGGAGCCGGGCTCCCCGGTCAGCGCCACCCTCGGAAAGCCCGGTCGCCGATAGTAGTAGCGCTGGCGTCCGTGGCGATCCGCGTAGGCCTGGACGTACCTCATGCGGAACGTGACCATTGCGCGAGCCTCGCCTCGAAATCAGAGTCGGTCAGATCGGGCGAGGGTAGGCGCGCGTCGGGGTCGATTGGCAAGAGGGTGATCTTGGTTCCCTCGATTTCCACCTTCCAGCCGTGCTTCTCCGCAACCTTGACGGCGCGGTTAAGGTCGGCCTCGCGGAAGGTGGCGCGGCGAGTCATGCAGCCTCGTCTTCCTCGATCTCCGCAGGACCGTAGGAGTCGAGGAAAGCGTCGGGGCCGTCGTAGACCGGGGCGTCAAAGTCGAGCCTCGACGTGATCCGGTCCTGTTGTCGATCAGGTAGCCGTTCAAATGGGACGTTCCCGCTGAAGCCGCCTATCTGGAACATGAGCGTGGCGCCGGCGCAGTGCTGGGTGTTGTCGCCGAACTCGTAACCGCCGTCCTCGTCGTCTTCGTTCAACTCGGCGGACAGGTGGCATGGGAAGCCGTTTCGGTAGGCGCTTTCCTCGATCTCCTCCGCGCGTTCTCGACAGGCGAAGCGGATCGCCGTCTCGTCGGTACGGAACGGGCAGTTCTTGCATGGGGTGCGGAGATCGAACTTCACCCCTCAGCCCTCCTCGAAAAGCCCCGGTTCCTGATCTTGAACTTGCTGGGCGGGTAGATTCCCAAATGCTTCGCCTTCATCCGGTCGATGTGCGCCCGATCGCTGGCCTCGGCTGCCGTCTTGGCCTTGTGCGGGGCATCCAAGATCGGGGCGATGTTGAACTCGCGGTGTTCGCCGTCGTCGCGGATCGCAACGATGTGGTCGAACTGCCATTTGTCGCCGACCCGGATTTTCTTGCCCGTCCGGTAGCAGCGCCCGCCGTAGCGATCCCAGATGCGCAGTTTGACGTGCTTGGGGATATCGGAGTCCGGGGTGGCGCCGATCCACTCGGGGATTTGGCGTCGCGCGAGGGTGGGCTGGGCGTGCGAGGGGGCGGGCTTCATCCGACAAACCCCGTGCCGCGGCAGACCGCACAGCGACGCCAGCACGCCGGATCGTCGCAGCCCTCCTCGCCGCCGATGGCGCAGCAGGTGTCCTCCATGCAGGAGTTGTAGCCGCCTTCGCCGCCGCACTCGGGGCAGTCGCCGGACTCGTCTTCGAAGTCGTCTTCGAACGCCTCGCTCATTTCGCGAACCCCATCAACTCCCCCACCCAAACCACCAGGGCGCAGAGCATCCCAGTGGCAGTGGCGAGGGCGCCGGCTCGGAGTAGGCGGTGGCGGGTTTGGTCACGCATGGGGGATGGTCCCGCTCAGTTCGACATGGATTTCCCGCGCCCGCTCCGCAGCCGGGTCGGATAGCACCAAACCGTCGCTGGCTCGGACGCGGAGGCCGTGCAGCGGGCACGTCAGCACCCCGCTTTCGTCCGGCGCGGCGGAACCCATCGGCCAGTTCTGGTGCGGGCATACCCAGCCATGCCGGTTGGCCTTGCAGTGCTGACCGGCGAAGTGCTCGCGGAGCGCTACGACCTTGGGATTGTGGCCGAACTGGTAGGAGACGTCGGTGCTCTGGCAGAGCCGCCTGCGCCAGATCGGCTCGGGCGGGTCGATCGCCCACGGGCCGAAGCGCTTTTTCGCCAGCGGCATCCGCTGCAGCGCCGCCAGCTTGTCGTCACCGTCCACGCCCCAGGTCAGGCGCAGAAGCGCCTTCGACATGAAGCGCGGATCGGGATGATAGTGGACGTCCTTGAACTCGAAAAAGCGGGCGTCTTCCTGTTTCGGCAGGAACACAGGCCAGTCCTGGGCGCTGTCGGTCATGTAGCCAAAGCGGACCGTCGGCACGAGGTACCAGCGCCCGACGACGGGCGGTGCGGACAGGTCGGTGATGCGGACCGGTTCACCCATGTCCCACCCCCATCATCTTCGCCGCCTTCCGAGCCTTCTTGACCTCGGCCAGCCTCTTCCGCTCCGCCTGGATTGCTTCAGACGCCGGGGTGGGCTGCGTGGTTGTGCCGCGATGGCTGATCATGTCGTCGGTGAAGACGATCTCTCCGAAGATGGGCCGGTTCATGCGGCACGCGGCGGGTTGGCATGGTCGCGGATTTGCTCCAGCGTGGCCGGGCCGGTGGCGAGGAGGGATAGGGCGTGGTGGCCTTTTCCCTGGACGGAGAAGCGGGGCATTAGGCGGCACGCGGGGCGGCGTTTTTGGCAGCCGCCCCGTCCCTGCCGTCCAAGATTGCGAGAAACTCGTCAGCGAAGGTGTCCGGTAGGTTTGGCGCCACCTCCGTCAGGATCAGGTGCACCACGTCATCGAACAGCTTGCGGAACTCGTCGCCGTCCATCCTGTCGAAGGCCCACGACCGCGGCGCTTCGTAGCTCTTGCCGAACCCGAGCGGCATGATGTCCACATGGCCGGTTCGTACGGTGAGCCACTGGCGCAGCGCATTCTCGGTGATGGGCGTTGGCGTTGAGCGGGCGGTCTTGCGGATCAGGCCGAACAGCAGGCGATGCTGCGGGAGCGAGCGGGTGGTCGTGATCTTGACCATCAGCGGCTTGGCGTTCGGCAGCTCCAGCACGTCCTCTTCCGCCAGGCCGTCGGCCGGGACTAAGTGCGTGCCGCTGCGGACCATCAGGAGGTCTTTGGCCATCAGACCGCGACCTTAGTTGGCTTGACGTCGAAACCCGGAATGGCGCGCTTCCCGTTCCGCACATCGATGTCGGCCAAGCGCTGCGCGAGCGCCAAGAACTCCTCGGGCTGATCATTCAGGTAATGACGGAAAGCCACCTTGTTGTCGGTCATGGTGGCCACGTAGACCGTCCGCAGGCCAGTTCCTGTGGTCGCGGCTTTCTCGGCGCGGGTCGCGTCGCGCTGGGCCGTCTGGGCGACGCGAACAAGCTCCTCGGCGGCTTCGGTGGCTTCAAGGTCGCCAGAAGCAGCTTTCGCGGCTTCCGCAGCCTCGGCGGCACGCTTGGCGGCCTCCTGGCGCAGCGCCTCGGCGGCGGCGGCGGCCTCATCGGCCTTTTTCTTCCGCCAAGGGTCAAGCACGGCTAGGCAGGCCGCCTGGAGCCGCAACATCGAGCCCGTGACGGTCTTGGTCTTGCCGATCAGTGGCGCGTACTTCTCCTGAACCGCAGCCTTCCCGGTGTCGAAAGGCTCGTTCTCTTCCACTCGCTGGGCGTTGGCGGCGCTGAAGGCTTGACGCGCATCCTTCAGGAACTGATCCACCTCCTCGGCCTGGGCGTCTGTGGTGATCGGAGCGCCGGTAAGCCACGGCGTGGCGCGCTCATACAGGTCGTCGCAGTGCAGCTTGATCGCGGCGAACGGGTCGGGCGCAGCATCGTGTGGAGCGCGGTTGTGGCCGATGGGCGCCGGCTCGGAGAGGGCGACGCTCACAGCGTTTCCACCTTGTCGCCGAAGGTCGCCTCGATCGCCGCAATGTGCGCCGAAATGGCGTCGATCATCTTGGGGTCGCCGTCTTCGCGGATGAGCTTGGCAACGGTCCGCTGAGCATGGTCGAATTGCATCGACGCAATCTCGGTCGGGCCCTTGCTGGCGGACGGGTAGTGGGTCGGTAGGGGCATGTCGGCTCCTGGGCTAGTACGGGATCTCGTCGTCCGCCAAGCCGAAGTCCTCGGCAGCGGCGACGGGGGTTGCGGCTTGAGCGGCGGGCGCCGACGGCGCGGGCTCGTCCTTCGGGAAGGTCCCGGCCAGGCGCTTCATCTCGGCGATGACGCGAGCCCATGCGGGGGTATCCAACGTCGCCTTCCAGCCGGCCTTGTTGGTCTCCCACGCGGTCTTGAAGGTGTCGGGGTCGATGGCGCACGACCGCAGATGGGCGATGGCCTTCTCTTCCAGAGAGGGTGCCGGTTCTTCCTCGTGGGCGTGCAGGTCGCCCTTGTGCCAGAGGTCCAGGGCGGCGCCGAAGCGCATCGCGGCGTTGCGCAGGGCATCGCCGATGACTTCCTTTACCGCGTCGCCTCCCTGCTTGCCGTCTGCGGTCCCATAACCGAGGCGCGAGACGCCGCAGATGGTAAGCTTGATCCAGAGGCCGCCGATCTTGTCGAAGGCGGGCGTCCCATCCGGAGCGAAGCCCATCGGCTCCCAGGTCCAGAGGGGATCGACGTCCAGCAGCCGGGTCGTCAAGGCCGCGTGCCCCACGTAATCAAGGTGGACGGCGGGCAGGCCGTGGTAGCCTCCGCACTCTGCGCACTTGCCCTTCGGCGAGTCCTTCTTGTACGGCTTCGGGAGCTTGCTGATCAGGTTCGCCGGGAACGGCTCGCGCAGCTTGGCCAGCGGATCGCTCGTGACCTCGCTCTCTGGCGTCAGGTGGGTGACGGCCTTGTTCATTCGGAAATCTCCCCAATGGCCGGAGCGCCCGCGAACGGGTCGCGCCAGACGAAATGATCGGGCTCGGGCTTGGCTGGAAACCAGCGGCTAAAGGCCCGGCCTTGCGCGGACAGTTTCCGCTCGACCTTGACTTGCTCAGCCATCAGCTCGGCGTATTCGGTGCGGACCCGGCTCATGCTGGCGCTCCAGCAGCCTTCGCGGCGCGCTTCTTGGCCCTGCGGCGGGCGTTGCGGGGGTTGGAACCGTGCGGGCCTTTCGGCGCGAACCGCGTGGACCGGCGATATTCAGCAGCCTGGGCGCCCGTCATCGGGAAGCCCGGCCCATCCTCGCCGTCGAAGTTGAACTCGCCCGTCTCGGGATCCATTGTCCCGTCGAGGCACATTTCGGCGTACTCGCCCATGTCAGGTCCCTTTCTGAAGGTGTTCAGCCAGAAGGCAGGCGGCGGCGAGCAGCGCGCCGATGTAGAGGACCCAATCGCTGACGATGTAGCGGGGGCGGTTCATGCGGCTCTCGCGCAGATCAGGGCCAGGGTGCAGAGGATCACGCCGGCCAGACGGTAGGGTCCGCGGCGGCCCAATTGCTCGCCGGCCAGTTCCCACGCCGCCCACGTCAAGTAGGCGAAGGCGACCGACGCGGCCCAAAGTGCGATATGAGCCAGCATCAGGAAGCCCCCACCAGCCGAACCAAAGCCGCGTCGGCCTGGGTCGCCCCAAACTCATCCATGGCCGCACAGCGCGCATCCCACAGAGCGGCAACCCGGCGGTTGCAGAACTTGGCCTCAGCCTCCGCGGCCCGTCCCTCGCGCTCGTACAGCGCCAGATGGTCATCGACCTGGGCGAGGGTCAGGAGGAAGGTCCGGGCGCCCACGGTCATCAGGACGCCGTCTTTGTGGGGCTTGAAGGTGGTCTCGGGCTGGGCTGGCTCGATGCGGCGAGCGCTGGCCAGGACTTCCTCGAAGCGGCCGGGCGCGGGCATGACGGGCGCGTTCATTGGGCGCGCTCCAGATCGGAGAGCGGCCAGATGTTGTCGGTGCTGTAGGGCTCACGCTCCAGATGATCCCAGCGCAGCCACGCTGCGTCGCCGTCGATGGCGCGGATCACGCCAGAGTGGGGCTTGTCTTTCCACGTGCTGACGTGCGGGGCCGCCCTCACCACGTCCCCGACGCTGAGCGCCTTGGGGGTGTGGGAGACGATGGCCTTCGACGGCGGCATGAATTCGTTGCCGACGAGCGCCCCGCTATCGGGCGTGACCAATGGCCGTTGCGGGCAAAAGCCGGGAGCGGCGACACACCGCACCAGAACCTCGTCGCCCGGCTTGATCCGGCTGATATCGACGGGCGCGTTCATGTGGTCTCCGGTGCTTGGGGTTGAGTGTTGGAAGGGGTTTTGGGGGCGTCCAGACGATGTGACGGGCCACCTTCGGGTCTCGCGGTTGAGGCTCCGAGGGCTTCATCGTCGGCGGATCGATTGAGGCTTCTGGCCTTCTTCTCGGCTGCATGCTTGCTTGGAAGCACAAGCGGGTTGCCGTCTTCGCCCTGAGCCACAGTGACGAGGTGCGACCTGTGCTCTGTGACCCACTCGACATACCAAGTGCCGAATATGTTTGCGGCTTCCCATCTCGCGTTGGATGGCCCCGGCGTATGAGCAGGAAGGCCGGTCATGCCGCCACCCGCTGTCCGTGCGCCCCGAAATCGGCCAGGGCAGCCCGCGCTTCGTCAGCAGCGGGACCCTCCATGCCGGCGAGCAGCTTGACGGCCCGGCCAGCGTCCCCGTCGAGCCCACGGTCTGCGCAGCTCAGCAGCCGGTCGTCGCCGGTCGCCTCGTAGATCAGGAACGCGGCGGCGCGGAAGCGGCCCGCAGGACTGGCGCGGAAGGCGGCGAGCGCGGCGTCCTGGCGCTCCAGCCGGGCCATGCACGCGGCGAGGGTTTCGACCATCGGCGGTTCGCGGCCGGGCATGCCGGACCATGAAAGGCCTGTGGCGGGATGGGCGGCTCGGCGGGCGAGTTGGGCCGCGATGATGGTTTGGGCGCGGGTGAAGGGGGAGGCCATGTCAGACGCCCCCGTTCAGAACGCTGCGGGCCTGATCGATCGCAGCTTCCCAGCAGACCTCGGCCTCGTGCGGCTCAAGATCGCGGGTGAAGGTCACACCCTCCAGGCTGTCGATCTGCTCCAGCAGTTCGCGAAGGGCGCGGGCGACGGGGAAGCGCGCCGTGCTGATGATCCGCCGGGCGGCGTGGATGTCGCCCAAGGTGCAGCGCAGGGTTTCGGTCCCGACGGTCACGGCCATGGGCTGTTCGTTGTCGAGGTCAGAATGGCCGGGGTCGAGCCGGTAGGTCGCCATCGCGGCGAGTTCGGGGAGGGTGAAGGTCGCGGCGGCCATCAGACGGCGCCCTTCGGAATGGCCGTGAAGTGGCCGTTGCCGTCCGACCCCTGCTTCACGCTGTCCACGTCGAAGCCCTCGCGGTCGGCGATCTCGCGCCAGATGCGCAGCGCCGCGTCACGCGGACTCGTTGGTTCGGAGCCGTTGGCCACCAGATACATGACCGGCTTGCTGGCTTCGATCAGGCGGTCGTAATCTGCGTCTGACAGGCGATAGTCGCGGCGGACTGTGGGCGCTTCGGGCTTGGTGATCGGCGTCGCGAACTTGGCCCCGTAGTGCTCGCCGCGAGCGTGGGCGGCTCGGATGGCGTCGCTCTCGTCGCCGGTCCCGTAGTTCAGGAGCCAACTGTTGCGCCCGTCGTGGTTCGCGGGAAGCTGAAGGATCAAGCCTTCCGCCCACCTCACGCGGTCATGGCCGCTCTGGATTTCGGCGGGGGAGAGTTGGATTGCGGTCGCGGGCATCGTCTCAGCCCTCCTGCTTGGCGAGGGAGGCGCGCGCGATGGCGGCTCGGGCGCGGTCTACGAACTCCACCGGAACCCGCGCCTCAAAGCAGGGGTTTGGCTCATCGGGTGTGCCGAAGTCGGTCGGCGGCGTGACGTAGGTCACGGCGGTAACCAGCGCCCGAAGCTCCGCCAGCAGGTCAGCGTCAGCCGCGATGCGCGCCATAGCCCGCTCGATCACCGGCAACGCCGCGTCGCACGGGCGCCAAATGTAGTCCTCGCCCTGCTTGGAAAGCTGCTGGAGCGCGAGGCCGACGCGATGGAGGTCGGCTAGCAACGCCGCAGTGGGCTCGGCCTCGGGGGCAGCGCGGGATATGGGTTCCCGCGCGCCGCACGGCTGGCTCTGGGAGACGCTATCGTCGTCTTCTACTTTAAGGGTGTGGGTGACGGGCATGGGGCTAGGCCTCCTGCTTGGCGTGGAGGTCTGGGCCGGGCATGTCGTTTGCGATCATCAAGGCAAGGTCGCGCCAAGCCTTGGCCTCGCCGAAAATCTTGCCGCGGTCGGCGAGCGATAGGTGAGGTGCGCCGCGCCCGTAGGCTTCATGACCCGATGCGGACTGGCGAAGCGCTTGAATGATCACGTCCTGCTCTCGCCGCGATACCGTGAGCGTCACGGCCTCGGGCGGCTCAGGAGTGGTTTCGATGGCGGCTTGGGGCATGTGCTGTCCTCGTATTGACGAGAACACTGTGCCCCCATGGCACGGATGGCGCAAGCACAAAATGCGCCATTAGGGCACATTCGTTCGCGGCCCACTTGGAGAGGGCGTGCCTATCGCCTACTCAGGCTGGCGTCAGGAGGGGTCTTTCCGCTTCCGAAACCCGAACCATCCGATGCAGAAACAGATGATCAGGATGGGGGTGGCGAGGCCGGCAACATAGGCGACGTTGGCCACTGGATAGTGGTTGGGCCAGTCGCGATGGGAGGTCAGCGCCAGGTACGCGACATAGAGCGAGCCCCCGGCCATCCAGAGAGCGACGGCCTTCACGCTAGCCCTCGGTGCCCGTGCGCTTCAGGGTCTTAGCGATCTCGACCACCTGGGCGCGCTCGACGGGCCGCAGGCTATCCCAGATCGACCAGATGCCTTCCGGGTCGCTCGGGTCGCGGATGATCAGGTCGGCAGGCTCGCAACGCAGCACCTCGGCGGCGGCCTCTAGGAACGGCTGGTCGTACCGGCGCTTCCCGCTCTCGATCTTGGAGAGGTAGGCGCGACTCATCCCGATGCGCTCGGCGAGCTGGTCTTGCGACAGGTCCCGATGCTTTCGCCATTCGCGGATGAAGTGGCTCTTTGCCATGGGCCACATAGTCACACCGCGTCGCCCCACGAGGTAGATCACATGGGGCACAACGCCGCTTGCTATCGTCGTGCCCTTATGGCACATAATACGCCATGACCCTAGAAGAGTGGATGACCCGCGAAGACAAAACGGACACTTGGCTCGCCGAGCAAGTCCGGGTCTCGCGCCCGTACATCACCCGCATCCGCAAGGGTGAACGCCAGCCGTCTCTGACGGTCGCCGCCCGCTTGGCTGACCGCACGCTGCTGCCGATTTCGACCTTCCTAAAGGACGCCGCGGCGTGAGCTTCACCATCTACAAGATCACTTGCCCCGAGGGCAGAAGCTACATCGGCTGCACCTCCAAGACTGCGGCAGAGCGCTGGCGCAGCCATCAGGCCGACCATCGCGAGTGGCCGGGTCATCGCCGGGCGCTCCTGGCTGACGCCATTGGCCGGTTCGGCAAAGCCGCATTCAAGGTGACAACGCTTGCGGTTGTGGAAGGCGCGGACGACGCGGCCGCATTCGAGACGCTGATGATCGAGCGCCACCGCACCGCTCATCCTCACGGCTACAATTTCATGAAAACCAGCCACTACGTCACCCACCGCTGGCCGCAGTTGGCGACCGCCGCATGACCTACCTGGGGGGCAGCGTAGCAATCATCGCCGGCAACACCTGCCGCAGCCACGCGAGCGCTTCCAGCTGCGCCAAGGCTTGGGCCTGCCGCTCGGAAGCCGGGCGCGTCGGAAACAGCGTCCGGATGGACTCCTCGGTCGAGGCGATCCGCACCCACTCCCGCAGGAACCGCTCTGCCTTTCGTCGCCCCAGCACCACGCAAAGCGCTTGGGCTCCGGTCCTTACGACCGTGAAGACGGCGTGCGGTGAGGGAAGCTGGGGATCGGTTTCGGTACTGACTGACACTGACATGCAACCGCCCATTGGTGGATGCAGTCATGACCGGCTCGTGAACGAACATGCCTTCAGCGGCGGCAACCTTAACGGGAGCGTCGTCTAGCCCATGCTCTCCGCCATCTTCCCCAACCTGTCGGCCCTGGATCACGCCATGCTCCAGTTCGGGGGTTCGGTGGCGCAGGGGGCGCTGTTGATCGCGGTGTTGCTGGTCGTGCTGGGGAGGCGAGCATGAACGGCCTCATCATCATCCCCGCCGAACATGGCGGCTTCGTCGTACGGGACGCTGGCGGCGATCCTGGCCGCTTCAGTGCGCTGCTGTTCGCGGGCTCGCTGGACGACTGTCTGGAATTCATTGGCGGCCGGCTGTCCGAGTTGCCCCCGTCCGCTCCCGAAGTGCGGAAGGCGGCCTGAGCCATGCTCCACGCCTCCCTCATCCCCCTCGGCTTCGCGGCCTTCTTCCTGGTGATCCTTGTTGGGCCGTTGCTGGGCAATCGTCGTGAGAACCGCCCGGTCAATGGGTTCCGGGTGGGTCTGCGGCGTCCACGTAGGCGGGCGTTCTGATGTCTGGCTCATCCCGGGAGAATCCCACGGCCGGAGGTGTCCGCGATCCTAACCGCTCCTATGAATTTGCCGATCGCTCGTGGGATGGATACCGCGGGCGCTGGCGCTACCGTGTGATTGAGCGCGACAACAGCACGCTCACCGCGCACCTCACCTTCTCCCTCGACTTCAAGTGCCGCGCCGATGCGGCTTCGTTCTGCGCGTGTTGCGACCTTCGCGGGGCTCAATACGCAGCCAAGCTGATGGACGCTTGCGGCCTCCGCTACGGCCAGGATTTCAAGGTCAACGCGCTTCGTATCGCGGACACCTCCGAACGGTCTGTTCCTGCCCGGGATGAGGCCCAATAGATGGCCCTCGCGATCATCATCTGGATAGCCCTTCAACTGCCGGCTGGGCTGTTCATAGCCGCTTGCCTGCGGGTTGGATCGGGGAGGGGCTAGATGGCTCGTCCTCGCCTCGACATACGCGAACGCCTTGAGCGGCGACTCCAAACCGATCCGGAGACCGGCTGTCGAAATTGGACGGGACCAGTTGGCCACAATGGCTACGGCTCCCTTGGCGCTGGCGGGCGTCACCGACTGATCCGCGCTCACCGCGCAGCTTACGAACTTGCCAACGGCCCGATCCCGCCGGGCCTGGAAATCGACCACCTTTGCCGCAACCGCCGCTGCTGCAATCCGGACCATCTCGAGGCTGTAACCCGCGAAGAGAACATCGCGCGCGGAAACGCGCCCCACGCCATCAACGCCCGCAAGACGCACTGCAAGCGCGGTCATGAGTTCACCGCCGAGAACACGCGCTTGGGGCGCCCGGGGGAGCGCGTCTGTCGGGAATGCGTGCGCCAATACCGCATCGCGCACGCGCCCAAGGCAGCGGCGATGCGGAAGGCGAGGGGCGCCAAGTGACCGGGACCCTCAACGAGACGGTCGGCGGGGTGGCGCGGCTGACGCGCATAGGTGACGCCATCGAAGCCGCTGGGTGTGGGCTCGCGGCATCCGCAAGCCTCCTGGGAATGGTCGTCGCGGACGATCTCTCTGGGCGGCTGACGGGCTTCACTCTCGCATGTTGGATAATCGCATTCTGGCTGCGTGGCCGCAAAATCCGCCGCCTTGAGGCCAATTGCGGCGTCGACCGCGAGCCCGATACGATCATCAAGACCGGCGCCACGACCATTCGCGCGTGGTATCGCCGATGACCCATCCGAACACTGCGCGGCGACCTGACGAGCCCCCCCGGTCTGCGCCTGCGCGTGTGGGCGTCCTGCTGCTGTCTCTCCGGTGGCAGGACGCTCAGTTTTCACCGTCCCGCTCGGGGCATGGCGACGGACGCCGCGGCATCTCGCCCAGCGCCCGTCGAAATCTTACTGCACAGGTCCGCACCAACGGTCCGGTGTCGCAACGCGAGCCTCGTATAGCCCGCCTCAAGGTAGCGATCTTCCCGGATCGCCGCCCAATACCGACCGGCCATCACGCCGGCTTCGATCAGATCCAAAACTCGTTCGTCCGTCTCGATCTCCATGACCGTTGCTCCCCGTCAAGGTCCTCACAATGAGCTTGGCTGGAACGACTTACATGGACGGCGACGACCACATTTTACTGAAGCGGTTCGCGGAGTACGTGCGGCCCTATCCGGAGAAGGTGCTGGCCCGCACCATCGGCTGCACCGAGCGCACCGCCAAGCACTTCCGGAATGGAACGAGCTGGCCCACCGCGCGTCATTGGCGCCTGATCGTGCAAGCCTTTGGCCGCGACGTGCTGGCGTGCGTTTTCGAGCCTGAGATCAACGACACATTGGCCCGAATTGATCGGGAGCAACGCCAACTGGAGGAGCGCCTTGACGAAATTCGCAAGCGTCGCCGCCAGGCTGTTGGGAGTTTGGAAGGCCCTGAGGAACGCCGTGAGGCGGCTCTGGATCACCATGAACAAGTAGACGCCGACCAGCTCGCGCTTTTCGACACCACGAAGACCACCACCACGGGCACGCCGACGCGCGCCTGACGCCGAACTGCGCCCCGGTTGGGAGGTGCGGACGGCAATCGAGAGCTAGGGGCAAGCCGGCCGCCCGAGAGGCCAGGCGATAGGGGAGGGCCAACCATGGCTGATGATGTCGCACACCTGATCGAGCGCATGGAAGCGCACGAGAACGAGGGCGTGAAAATCCAAGCCGAGCAAGACCGGATCGGGCTGGACGACAAGAAACTCAAGGCGATCCGAAAGGCCAAGGCTGCGGCCGATGCGGCGCAGAAGACGCTGGACGCGCTGATGGGCTCTGGCCTGCTGCCCGATGGCGCCACGCTCGCGGATGACCAGTCGTGAGCCCCGGCGCCGGGCACAACAGCGGTGACGCCTCCGCCCATCCTGACGTTCTGAACCAAGCCGCGCAAGGCCAGCTCAAGAGCATCATCGAGCGCATCGAGCGTCTCGAAACCGAGAAATCCGAAATCGCCGAGCAGATCAAGGAAGTCTTCGCGGAATCGAAGGCCAACGGCTTCGACGTCAAGATCCTCCGCAAGGTGGTGCGCATCCGCAAGCAGGACCGCGCCAAGCGGATGGAGGAGGACGCGATCCTCGACCTCTACCTGTCGGCCATCGGGGAAATCTGACCGTGAGCGTCGCAATCCTCCGCTGGCTCGGCGGCCACGACACCGGGCTCTCCAGCAAGGCCATCGCATTGACCGCCTTGGGCGAAATGCCCGCGCGAGCGGCCTATCCCGGTGACTCCAACGACTTCGGCCGCTGCTACCGTCTGCTGCTGGCGGCGCCGAAGGCTCGCGCCGGGCTCGACAAGCTGGCGGCAGACGGCGGCCCCTACTGGGAAGCCCTCGCCGAGCGCTGGGCGGACATCGAGGCGGCCTACATCGCCGAGACTGCCGGCGGGAAGTCGGGCGCGACCTACGAGTTGATGCGCGCGATCCTCGATCCGATCGAGGCCAAGGATCGCAGCATCGTCCGCCTCGGAAACGGCGTGTCGATGCGGTTCGGCGCATAGCCATGCTCAGCCTGCGCCCCCCCGTCAAAACCGAGGCTGAACTGAAAGCCATCGCGGCGTCCGGAATGGCTGGGACGACGAAGGCGCGGGCTGAGCTGAAGCGTCGAACAGTCGCCGGCCTGGCGCAGGCGGTGAAGCCGTCATGAGCGCGACCATCACGTTACCCTTTCCGCCCGCCAGCCTATCCGGCCACACGGCTGGCCACTGGCGTTCCAAGAGCGGCCCCACGGCGAAGCATCGTGAATGGGCACGCCTAGCCACCCTTGCCGCGGCGCCCAGCGTTCCGGCCACTGGCGACATCCGCGTTCAAGTTCGCTTCGTCCCGCCCGACAGGCGCGGGGACCGGGCCAACTATCCGAACCGCATGAAGCCGTACTTCGACGGGATCGCGGACGCGCTTGGAGTGAACGACCGGAGGTTTTGGCCCGCGTTCGCCTTCGCCGAGCCGATGAAGCCGGGGCGCGTCGAGGTCAGCTTCGGCGCCCCGGAGCCCACAGCTCTCGCGGTAGCCGCATGACCGGCCTCTCCACCCGCGACGCCAAGGCCCAGCCTCAGACCGACGCCGAAATCTACGCCGCATGGTTCGGGATTTCGCGGTTCAACGCCGTGGTCCTGATCGCGCTCCTGAACGGGCCGCCACAGGGCCGCACGGTCCCCCGTCTGGCCAGAGCCACCGACCTAGGCTTTGAGACCGTCCGCTCGGCCCTGGTGCGCCTTCGCGAGGCCATGGAGCCCGGAGCGTTGGCCACAGATGGGTTGATGCACAGGCTGACCGAGATTGGCCGCGACGACTGCGCCAAGGCCCGTCAGGACGCGGGTGGCCGGTCATGAGCGTGAGCAGCGTTGCAGCCCTTAGCGGCTGGACAGACGAGTGCGTGACCTACGCCGGCAAGCTCTGGGCTGATGGACATTCCGCCGCCCATATCGCCAAGCAGCTCCGCAAGGATTTTGGCCTCTCCGTCAGCCGCAGCGCGGTTCTCGGCAAGCTGCATCGCCTAAAGCTGTCCGGCCGCCAGGGAGCCTCTGCCCTTGGCGAGACGAGGGCCGCTAAGCCCCGCCACATCGGTAGGCCCAGGAGCATTGCCCCCAGCGCACCGCGCGCCGTGAAGATCGCCGGCCGCGGGGCGGTCTTTGTGGAAGCCACGGCTCGTCGCCCTCGTGTCGTGGTCCCGATCCGTGCCGAACTGCCCGGAACCGCAACGGTCCTGACCATCGGCCGGCATCAGTGCAAATGGCCGATCGGCGATCCCCAGGACGACGACTTCACGTTCTGCGGCGTCCGTACAGACGGGACCTACTGCGCCGAACACCATCAGCGTTCCCATCAGGCGATCCCAGCGAACCGGCCGCAGACCGGCAATGAACTCGCCAGATCGCTGCGGAGGTACATGTGACCTCCTGGCTGCGCAACGCGCTCACCGATGCCGACTTGGACGCGATCAACCGCACCAACTGGCGCGTGTTCCCCCGCGAGACCGTCATCGCCATAGCCGAAGCGTGGAACGCCGGCATGGACACCGCGCCGATGGCGGCGGACCTGAACTGCAAACCCGGCTCACTCCGGGTGTTGATCGGCAAGCTCGTCCAGATCGGCGTGAAGATGCGCAGCGGCGCCCGGCCAACGGGGGGAGAGCAAGCGGTCGCGGCCTTTCGTCAGCGCTCCCCGCTCGCTGAACAGATGGCCGAGGAGCAGATGGCGCGGCTTCGGCGCCTCGCGGCCTTCGATCCTGCCGCGCGCCGCGCGCTCGACCTCTACTCGCGAGGCCGGGCGTGAGCGAACTTCCCGCCGGCCCCTTCGGCATGGGCTACTGGACCCGCAAGCAGACCGAGCAATGCTGGCTGTTCACGCGCGGTTCTCCAAAGAGGCTTAGCAAGGGCGTGGAGCAGCTTATCCACTGCCCGCGCGGCGCCCACTCCGCCAAGCCAGACCTCCAGTACAACGCCATTGAGCGCTTGGTCGGCGGACCCCGCCTTGAGTTGTTCGCTCGCTCGGCGCGCCCCGGCTGGAGCGCTTGGGGAAACGAAGTCGGCGCCCGCGACGGGCTGTTGTTCGGTGACGCAGCATGACCCCCGCCACCTCCCCCGACCGCGAAGACATGGCCGCGATCACCGCTCGGGTCGCCAAGCGTTACGGCGTCACCGTCGATGATCTTCGAAACGGATTCGCCAGCCGCAAACTCGCCGAGCCCAGGCAAGAGGCCATAGCGCTCTGCTACCCCGGTCGGTCAAATTTGCAGGTGGCGCGGTACTTCGGCCTGGCGACGCCCGGCGGATGCATCGTGGCGCGCAAGGCGTTCGCCAGGCGCCAGGCGGCGGCGGTGCCGTCATGACCTTCCACGTCACATGGACCGAAGGCCGCATCGAGGAAGCCAAGCAGTACCGGCGCGACGGCCTATCCATGGTCGCCATAGGCAAGCGGATGGGGTCGACCAAGGGCTCGGTGCAGCAACTGTTCTTCCGGCTGCGTAGGGAAGCCTCCCGGCCGCAATTGGCCACCTTTGAGACGATCCCCCGGCGCGCGAACGACGACACCCTGCACCTCTCGCTGTTGCTGGCGGCTTTGCGGGAGCAGCGGGCGGCATGAAGCGTGAGAACTTCTATCGCCGCGATCCGTCCAAGGCCCTCTCCGGGATGATCGGCCTGACGCTGGAGGAGCGCGGCGTCTACAACACCGTGCTGGACCTTCTCTACAGCACCTGGCGCCCGCTGGAGGATGACCGCGCCTTCATCGCCAACTGGTGCGGCTGCGCTGTCCAGAAGCTCAATCCGATCATCCGCCGGCTGGTGGAAAAGGGCCGACTGATCACCTTCGAAGAATCCGGTCGGACCTACCTGTCGGACGATGCATTCGAGGCCGAGCGGTCGGCCGTTAAGGGCGGCGCCACGTCGCGCTCTGGCCGCACTCAGACCGGGGAGAAGTCGGGAGAAGTCGAGGAGAAGTCACCGGGTGTCGAGGAGAAGTCGGCAGGTGTCGGACAGAACCCCCCCACCTGTGATGAAAACATCTCGGAAACTCCACCTGTTACGCCCCTAGAGAAGACTAGACTAGAGCAGACAAGACAAGAACCCACCACCATCAACGCGGGCGATCCCGATTGGGGGGTGAGGCTGGCGGAGGCCCAAGCCGCAGCTGGCGATGGCATGGACCGGACCTCGACCGGCCTGATGCACGCCAGGGACCTCCGCGCCCTCTGCGAACCGTCAACCGGCGATCCCTGCGAATGGGGCGAAGTCCTCGACGCCGTTCGGATGTGCGCCGCCCGCGCCAAGAGCCGAGGCAAGCCCCTGCGGTCTTGGTCCTGGGTCAAGGACGATGCCTTGGCCCTCCGCGACAAACGCCTGACCTCCCACCTCCCGCAGCCCGAGCCCCGCCATGAACGATCTTACCACGACCCCAAATTCGAGCGTCGCCAGGCCAATCTCGCCGCCTTTGAGCGAGGCGCTGACCTCGCTGCTCGACTCCACGGAAAGCCCTGATGCGGCGGTACGCGGGATCATCGGAAACCCCGCGCTACTCGCCGAGGTCAGATCCGCCCTGCCGGCGCTTAAGGCGGTCGCTGAAGCTAAGGCCGGGACCGATGGCGTCAAGGCCGTGATCGGCCGCCGGCTGGCGCTGTACCCGCAACCGCAGCGCACCGACGCCGAGGCCGCAGCATGGTGGGCCGACTACTACGACACCCTGGCCGACGTCACCTTGGCCAGCCTTGAGGCCGGGATGAAGGCCTATGTGAAGCGTCCCGACAGCGAGTTCATGCCGAAACCGGGGCAGCTTCGGGAACTGGCGTTTACGGCGCCGTGCCGGACGCTCAGCCGATACTACCGGGCCAAGCGGACCCTGCAAATCGCCGATGCGCCACCGGAGATCGAAGCGCCGCGCGCCGACCCCGAAGCCGTCAAGGCGCTGCTGGCGGAGTTCGAAGGTCGGACGATGGCCAAGGCCAAGCCGGAGCTTCCGAGCATCGCGGGTGAGGTCGATGAGGGCGGGCTGACGCAGGCCATGCGGGATCTGATCGCCCGTCGGCAGGCGGAGCGCGGAGCATGAACCGCGTGATCAACAGGTCGTCAGTGGCGTGGTCCCGGGAGAGACCAGAATCCTTCCGAGCCCGCAAAGCCGATGGCGGTGGGGAGTCGTTCGTGAGCGAGGCTTTGTCGGTATCCCAAGGGATTTCTTCGGCGGTCAGTGGTGTCTCGCGCCGAGGGCGGAGCTCCAAGGGCGCCTACTACAACGAGAACGACCGTCAGAAGGCGCAAACCCTTCGCAACCTGATCGAGGAGGGCGCGATAGCCCATGGCTACGTCGACGAACGCCCGATCCAAGCCGTCCAGCCCGAAGACCTCGCCGGCTTCGTCCAATGTCACTTCTTCGCTGGCGGAGGCGTCTGGAGCCACGCCTTGCGCCTCGCCGGGTGGCCTGATGATCGGCCCGTTTGGACTGGCTCTTGCCCCTGTGGCCCCTTCTCCGTCGCCGGCAAAAAGCTCGGCTTCGAAGACCCGCGCCACCTTTGGCCGGAATGGTTTCGGCTCGTCAGCGAGTGCCGGCCTGACCGCATCTTTGGTGAGCAATCTGATGCGGCGGACGCGTGGATCGATCTTGTATCGACTGACCTGGAAAGCCGCGGCTACGCCATCGGGTCGCCTGATATTCCGGCTGCGGGCTTCGGCGGCGCCCATATCCGCCAGCGCTTTTACTGGGTGGCCGACTCCGACAACACCGAGTGGTGGTCAGAGCGTGCCCCCTGGCACGACGGCAGCTGGCCGAAGACCGGACGGGTCCAAGGCGACGGTGACGCTGGAGTTGGTGGCGCGCTCCATAGTGGTGAGCGGCTGGCCAACATGTCGCGCCTCGGATGGCGACAAGAATATTCGGACGATGGCCGGGGCCCTTTCAGAGGTACGTCGCAAGGGTGGACCCCAGGATCTAGGGCAGGCGGCGATGCTGATTGGTTTCGATGCGCGGATGACCTCTGGCGCCCGGTTGAACCCGGCACATGCCCGCTGGTTGATGCGACTCCCGCCCGTATGGGACGCCTGCGCCTCTACGGTGACGCGATCGACGCGGAAGCCGCGGCCAACTTCATAGGCGCCTACATGGACGCTGCGCCAGGCCAGAGCGCCGCCGCATGACCCGCTCCGCTCCCCGCGCGATGTGCGCCGAACCGAACGACCGGGAGACCCCCACCTACCAAACAGAAGCAATCGCCGATCAGCAAGCCGCCGTAGAGGCGATGCTGAGGGCTGGGTGGAGGATTGAGCGGTGAACCCGTACCTGATCGAAGGCCCGGCGCTGATCAGCTTTTCGGGCGGGCGCACGTCGGCGTTCATGCTGCACCAGATCATCCAGGCGCATGGCGGCGCGCTGCCAAAGGACGTGCACGTCACCTTCGCCAACACCGGGAAGGAGCGCGAGGAAACTCTGCGCTTCGTGCACGAGTGCGGGTCGCGCTGGGGCGTTCGAATCCGGTGGCTGGAGTGGCAGGATCGGGAGGGTCGCGGGACGCCCAGTGCTGACCGATATGCGGAAGTCGGCCTCAATTCCGCGTCTCGCGCCGGTGAGCCGTTCCTCGCCCTCATAGCCCGCAAGCGCTACCTGCCGAACGCCGTCACCCGCTTCTGCACCGCCGAACTGAAGATCGATACCATGAAGCAATTCATGCTGGCGCAGGGCTACACGAATTGGACGAACGTTGTCGGCTTGCGCCACGATGAGGGCCACCGCCTTCTGAAGCAATACGCGCGCAACGAGGCCGGAAAAGAGCGCTGGCAGTCATATATGCCGCTCGACAAGGCGCGGGTCGCCAAGGCTGCTGTGATGGCGTTTTGGCTTGGCGGGAACCGCGATCCTCGCCATCCGACGTTGCCCCTTCCGCAAGGCTTCGACCTCGGCCTGCGCGACTACGAAGGCAACTGCGACGACTGCATGTTGAAGGGCTTCGACGTGTTGGCGTTCCAAGAGCGCGAACGGCCCAACAATCTCGATTGGTGGATCGGCGCTGAAGACCTCGTGACCGGCCTGGGCGCCAAGCCGACCGGCGCGCGGTTTGTGACGGAATACAGCTACCGCGACATCAAGCGCCACGTCGCGAGTAGCCCGCTTCTCTTCCCGCTGGATTGGGAATCCCTGCCGCCGTCTGAAGGCTGCGGCGACCAATGCGAAGCCGAGGCAGCATGAACTCCCTCGACCTCGCCCCCATCTTCCTCTCCTGCACCGGCAAGGAGCAGTACCGGACAGCTGACCTCGCGGCAGAGGTGGTGGGGCCGGATCATGGTCTCGCCCAGAGCCAGCCCGTCCACACGCTTCATGGCGTGAACGCTAGCGCCGAGCCCGCTGCGACGGAGGCTGAGCGCGAAGCCGTGGCTAGGATCGTTGACCCTCAATTTGGGCGTCGCCGCCGTTTCGGCATGACCCGCAGCGAGAAGGACTGCGCTCGCCATAACGACAGCACGGCCCTTCGGAAGGCCGACAGAATACTCGCCCTCCCGTTTCTGCAGGATCGGGCGGAATCATGACCGCCGCAACCGCCGGCCCCGAAGGTGGTCAACTAGGCCTCAAGATGCACCAAAAACCCCAATAAATCAATGACCCAACCCCGCCGCCACCCATCCCTCGCGTACCCTCAGGACAACCGCTAATGGCCAAGCCTCATGCCGACAGAGCCGACAGTTCGAGCCAGTGGTTCGCGGTGCGCTCAGCGACGCGCCGCGAAACCGCCGCGCATGACGGCCTGGTCGAGCAAGGCTTCACCGTGTTCCTGCCTTGTGAGACGCGCTGGAGCCAGAACCGATGGAACAAGGTCAAGATCGACCGCCCTCTGTTCCGGGGCTACATGTTCGTGCTGTGCGCGCCGGAAGATTTCCACCAGATCCTCGACATCGAAGGCGTCCACCAGTTCGTCCGCTACATGGCGAACGAGATCATGGTCCCGATGCCGATTCCGACCGCCGCCGTGATTGAGATTCAGGCCAATGAGCGGCGAGGGGCGTTCGACGCCACGCGCGTCTACACGCCACCGTATCGCCCGAAGAAGGGCGACCGCGTAAGGGTCACGTCCGGCCCATGGCAGGCCTTCATCGGAAAGCTCCTGTCCACACCCACAAAGGACCGCGCCCACGTGATGATCGAGGGACCGCACGGTCGCGGGGTAACGCTAAATGTCGCGCATCTGAGCGCCGCCTAAACCAGATGTTGCGTTTTTCGGAAAGCGTGGCAATATCGCAAGCGGACGACCGGCTCAGTGGCAACGCGCCCGAGAAAGACATGTCCCAGCGGGACGGGCCGATCCTAGGGGGAACTGGCTAGCGCCGGGACCTCTTGTGCTACCGCATTCCAGATCGCACCCAAGCCAGCCGATGGCGCCAAGTAGCGCCAAGACGGGCAGCTCTGGGATACGGTCAAACCCTTTCGCCACCGGAGCGCTGACCAAGCATCAGCATCCATAGTTCAGCCCGCGTCCGCGCTGGCGAAAACTCACCCTGCCCCAGGATCCTAGCTCATGTGTGCGCTGGACACCCTTCAGGAGAGCATCGAGGTCGCCACTGTTCGGCTCGCGCCCTACGTGATCCAGTATTTCACGACGGGCTATCGTGTCGTAAAGCTCACCCGAACCGGCGAGACGGTGATGGGGCGGTTTGTGGATCGAGAGGCGGCGGAGGACTACCTGCTGTCTCGGCTACCGCAGCCGGCGGCTACGAGGGTGCAGGCTTAGGTCGCGTCCGCCAGGATCACGTCGACCATCGCGGCGAAACAGTCGTCGGCGGCGACCAGATCGCTGTAGGAAATGGTCGGCCCACCCGACTCCTTGATCGCCACCAGCCCGGCGCGCGCGACCTTCTCCAGGTCCCAAATCCCATCGAGGCGGGTTAGACCGGGCCGAACACCTTGTGCTTTGTCCGCGATGCCGGTCGAGCCCTCCTCGTCAGCCTGCCGTTCGAACTCGGCGGCCATCGCCTTCACCATGGCGTCGAGAGCGGGGGTCATGGGCGGCGAACCTGAAAGCGCCGACCACAGAGGGTCGCGAAGCCGCCAAGCGGAGGCGTTTGGCCCGCCGCAGCGCTGTCGCTCCACGCCTTCGCCAGCGTTTGATATTCTTCCGGCGTGATCGGGATCGGTTCCCCACTCACGTCCTGGAGGATGCGGCGTTGCAACCTCATCATGTCGTTCGCGCGGTCTAGCTGCGCTTGGCCCTCGCGAAACCCGGCTTCGATTTCTTCGGGCGTGGTCGGCATCTTTGGTGGTTTCATGGCGCTTTCCCTTGCATCCGCTCCAGGCCTTCGATGATGTGTCTGCGCTCGTCCTCCGCACTGTGATCGCCAAAGCGCATATGCGGCTTGATCAGGGCCTGCTCGGCACGCGAGAGCGAGTTCCACCAAGCGCGACTCGCATCCTGGGTGGAGAAGTCGGCAAATCTGAGTCTGGCGATCAGAGCGTCGATCATGGTGCTTTCCATTCGCCTTTGAGGCGGTTGACGATCTTCGACTTGAGCCGCGTAACCTCGACGCGAACAGGCGGCGCGGCCTTCACCGAGCTACCACCCGACGGAGGCTTCGGTGTCTTGGGCTCCAGGCCCGCAATGATCGCCGCCTCCATCCGCCCGCGCCACTCGGGACCGCCGGCCACATAGGCGGCCAGCACGTCGGGATGCAGGCGCAGGCTCACCTGGACCCTGGCGTCAGGCTTCGGCGGCCGACCAAGCTTTGGCTTCTCATCCATGTATAAGCGTAACACGGAAATGATATCCGTCACACGGTAATAGCGAGGCCCCATGACCACGAGCGCCGATCGTTTCGCTCCGCCGACAAAGAAGACCGCGTCCGCGCGCATAGCTGTCCTCATCTGCACCGCCGAACTATTGCGCGACGGGCTTGGCTCGCTGTTCGATGCCGGCCTGCGCATCGCGGGCTCGTTCGATAGTCGCGCCCTGCCGGACATGGACTCGGTCGTTCTCCGCGTCGAGGGCGATGCGCTGCCGGAGCGGTGCGGCGCCGGCCTCGATCCCCTGCGCGAGGTCTCGGTCGAGTTCACGTCCGAGTCTTACGGCAGGCAACGGTTGGTGCGGGTCTCGGCCATCACGCTCACCGGCCGGACGATCTTCGACATCAGCCCGCCGCGCCATGCTTGGGCATCGGCCGCATAGCCGAACCGCTTGCCATCCCGCCCACCCAACGCTCGCGAGGCCCGATGAGAGATCGTCTGAGCGCCCGCGTCCCGCTCCAGAGCCTGACTCAGACCATCGCGACCCTGGACACACGCCGCGTCAAGCCAGCCCCAAAGCAGGCCGAGGCGATCTACCACACACCCGAATACCGCGCCTGGCGCGAGGCCGTCATCACCCGGGCCGGCGCCCGCTGCGAAGCTATCACCAAGGATGGCCGTCGTTGCCGGAAGGCCGCGCCCCGCAACAGGATGTTCGCGGACCACCGGAAGGAACTGAAGGACGGCGGCGCGCCCTTCGACTTGGCCAACGGCGAGTGTCTCTGTGGCTCGCATCACTCGGCAAAGACAGCGCGATCACGCGCCGCACGTCGCTGATGCCCGACGGGTCCATCCCGAGGCATATTATGCCCCTGGCAGGGGTATGGGGTTCGGAGAGCCCAGGCGAAAACCGCCAGTAAC